TGCATAAAGAATTAACAGAATTACAAAATAAATTCTTAGATGCTTTGTTTGGTCCTGCTAAAGGTAATCATGCTAAGGCTATGAAGATTGCAGGATACTCAGAGTCAACTAATCCACATCACATTATTAACTCAGTGCGTAAGCACATAATTGAAAGAGCAGAATTAGAGATGGCAGTCAATGCTCCTAAAGCTGTATTATCAATGGTCGGTGTCATAGATGACCCGTCAGCTATTGGTAACAGAGAAAGACTAGCCGCTTCTCAACAGATACTTGACAGGGTAGGGTTATCCAAAGTAGAGAAGCTAAACGTCACATCAGATAAACCTATGGGCGTATTTATTTTACCAGCTAAAGCAGATGATGATAGCACAGAAATTGAATCCGACAAATAGATATAAAACACTAAAAGGTCCAACAATACCTTGGGGATACGAAGCAAATAGCATCGACCCACATTTACTAGAGCCAGTAGAAGAACAACTAGAAGCGTTATCGATGGCAGAAGATTACTTAAAAGAGTCTTCATATCCAGAAGTAGCAAGATGGTTAACAGAATACACAGGACGTAGCATAACTCCGATGGGATTATGGAAGCGTATAAAGACAGACAAAACAGATAGACGAAGGCATGCTGAACAAAAAAGCCGCACCGCCAAGACCCAAGCTGAAGGCAACATCAAAGCCCAAGCCTTTAACTAAAGAAGAAAAAGACTTAGTTAAAGCTAAGAAACAACAAAGGTCTGCACGTGTGCGTTTAAACATAGCACAACGTAAATTAGCTAAGATAGCTAGGAGCACAGAAGATAATGACATTGCCGAGAAAGCTGCAGAGAGTTTACCTGAAACTTATCCTGTCCAGGAGGAACCAACTCAAGAAGTATTATTCCAACCAAATCCAGGACCACAAACAAACTTTTTAGCTGCTCCAGAACGAGAAGTATTATATGGAGGGGCAGCTGGGGGTGGCAAGACGTATAGTCTGATAGTAGACCCGCTACGTTACTGCAACAACCCGAATATGAACGCTCTTATATTAAGACGTACAAATGACGAACTTAGGGAGATTATACACAAATCTCAGGAAATGTATCCTCAGGCTTTCCCTGGGGCTAAATGGATGGAGAAAAAGAGCCAATGGACTTTCCCGTCTGGTGCTAGAATTTGGATGACATATCTTGAACAAGAGAAAGACGTTCTAAGATACCAAGGACAAGCATTCACTTATATTGGTTTTGACGAGTTAACACAGTATCCGACACCATATGCTTGGGATTATTTACGTTCGCGCCTTAGAACTGCAGACCCGTCGCTCCCCGTTTACATGCGAGGTACGACAAACCCTGGAGGACCAGGGCACGGCTGGGTCAAAAAAATGTTCATTGACCCTGCTCCAGCGGGTAAGCCGTTTTGGGCGACAGATATTACGACTGGGGAAACCTTAAAGTACCCCAAACAACATGCGAAGTCTGAACAGCCTTTGTTTAAGAGAAGATTTATCCCTGCTAAGTTAATGGATAATCCTTTCTTGTACGAGCAGGGGGACTACGAAGCGATGTTGCTGTCTCTACCAGAGACACAACGTAGACAATTATTGGAGGGAAGTTGGGATGTTGCAGAAGGTGCGGCTTTTTCTGAGTTCGATAGGCGATATCACGTTACGGATGTATTTGCAATTCCAGACAATTGGAGAAAGTTTAGGGCGTGCGATTATGGCTACTCTTCCTACTCTGCAGTCTTATGGTTTGCAGTTGACCCAGCTACTGAGCAGCTTGTGGTCTACCGTGAAATGTATGTATCGAAATATACAGCCAAAGATTTGGCGTTTGCTATCTTGGATGTGGAGAGAAGTGATGGACAAATCTCGTATGGCGTACTCGACAGTTCGTGTTGGCATAAAAGGGGTGATACAGGTCCTTCCTTGGCGGAACAAATGATTTCAGTTGGTTGTCGTTGGCGACCAGCAGACAGAAGTAAAGGAAGTCGTGTTTCAGGTAAGAACGAAATACATAGAAGACTTCAGGTAGATGATATTACAGAGCAGGCAGGTCTAACCATATTTAACAACTGTACTAACTTGATTGCACAGTTACCTATTATACCTTTAGATAAAAGTAACTCTGAAGATGTAGACACGAAAGCAGAAGACCATTTGTATGATGCTTTGAGATATGGTATAATGACCAGACCAAGGTCAAGGTCTATATTTGACTATGACCCAGCAGCGATGCCTAGAACATGGAATCCTGCAGATAGAGTATTTGGATATTAAACATGGAAAATGAAAACGAAAACATAGAAGAAATAGTATTTGTTCCTAAAGACCCAAAGGATGAATTAGCTAACTATGTTACAGAAAAATTTACAACTGCAGAAGATGCAAGACTCTATGATGAGCAAAGATGGTTAAACTCCTATCGTCAATACAGAGGCATATATAGCACAGACACACAATTTACAGAAACTGAGAAGTCTCAGGTATTTATTAAGATAACTAAAACAAAAGTTTTAGCAGCTTATGGTCAAATAATAGATGTTTTATTTGCAGGGCAAAGATTTCCACTAGGTGTAGATGCAACTAGAATACCTGATGGCGTAGATGAAGCAGTAAACTTTGACCCCAAAGAACCAGATAATGCATTAGAAGAATTAAACAATGTATATGGTTTCCCTGGAGATGGACAAGATTTACCAAAGGGGGCAACCCAAGAAACACTACAAGAGAGAAAACTAGGTGCATATGAAGATGACCTTGAATCTATAAAAGAAAAATTAAAGTCTGGCACAGGTCTAACACCAACTGCACAGACATACTACCCAGCACAAAAAGCTGCTAAAAGAATGGAAAAGACTATTCTTGACCAACTCGAAGAATCAAATGCATCTAAGCATCTAAGGACAGTTGCTTTTGAGATGGCATTATTTGGTACAGGAATACTTAAAGGACCTTTTGCTTTTGATAAAGAAAGAGCTAACTGGGATGAAGAAGGTAACTATTCACCAGAGAGCCAAACTGTACCAAGAGTAGAATCAGTTTCCACATGGAACTTCTACCCTGACTATGATGCAAATAATATGTCAGAGGCAGAGTACGTTATTGAAAGACACAAGCTAAGTTACTCAGAACTAAGGAACTTAAAGAAGAGACCTTACTTTGATACCGATGCTATAGATGAGTGTGCCGAGATGGGATACAACTATACACGTAAATGGTGGGAGAATGATTTAAGGGATAACGAAACTCAATATGATGTAAACAGATTTGAGGTACTAGAGTTTTGGGGTAATATAGACAGAACTATGGCAGAAGAAGCTGGATTAGATATACCTAATGATTTTAAAGATGTTGATACCTTACAAGTTAATATATGGGTATGCAATAATAAAATACTTAGATTAGTTGTAAATCCGTTTACTCCTAAACGTATTCCATACTGTGCCGCACCATTTGAAATTAATCCTTATAGTTTCTTCGGTGTAGGATTAGCTGAGAATATGTCAGATACTCAAACACTTATGAATGGTTTTATGAGAATGGCAGTGGATAATGCTGTATTATCAGGTAACTTAGTATTTGAGATTGATGAAACTAATCTAGTCCCAGGACAAGACTTACAAGTATATCCAGGAAAAGTATTTAGAAGACAAGGGGGTGCTCCAGGGCAAGCCTTATTTGGAACAAAGTATCCGAATGTAAGCACAGAGAATATGATGATGTTTGATAAAGCTAGGTCACTAGCAGATGATGCAACAGGCATACCATCTTATTCACATGGACAAACTGGTGTTGCAGGTACAGGCAGAACTGCTGCAGGTATCAGCATGCTGATGGGAGCGGCACAATTAAGTATTAAGAGTGTTGTAAAGAACTTAGATGATTATCTATTACAACCTTTGGGAGAAGCATTGTTTGCTTTTAATATGCAGTTTGACTTCGATAAAGAAGCTAGAGGCGATTTAGAAATAAAAGCCAGAGGCACAGAAAGTCTAATGAAGAACGAAGTAAGAAGTCAAAGACTTCTACAGTTACTTCAGATGTCAGGAAATGCTGCTGTAGCTCCTTACTTAAAGATACCAGTTATCTTAAGAGAATTAGGTGCGGCTATGGATTTAGACGCAGAGAAACTCATCAATGACGAAAGAGAAGCATTCAAGCAAGCAGAGATATTAAAAGCTGCTGGTGGTTTACCTACCGAACAGGGGCAAGCACAGGGAGTTAATCCTGCCGACCCTTCAGGTGGAGGTGGTGGTAACATAGGGGTAGGGCAAGCTCCAGTTCCAGGAGAGCAAGGATTTAGTGCACCTCAGAATCCTTCACCAGGACCTCAGCAACAAGACCCTGCTGCTATGGACCAACTACAACAATTACTAGGAGGCAGACAGTGATAAAAGAAGTAGCAAAACAACTACTGCCTATAGTTAATGTAAAGAAAAATACTGATGCACTAGAAGTGTATATGAATCATAGAATAGATGAGTTACACAAACTACTAGAACAGCATGAGGATATATACAATATCAATAAAGCTCAAGGAGCAATCCAAGAAGTACGAAGACTTAAGACTCTTCGTGATGAAGTCATAGCAAGGGCTGAGAAATAATGGCAGTTGAGCAACCAAAACCTAGACCAAAGGGATTGGGTAAATCACCTAAATACACGCAAGGACAAGGTCTAGGAGATGTAGAATTAAGAGCAGACTTAGAAAAATATATGTATGGTAATCCATTAGCTAAATTAGGCTATGAACTATATAAAGAAGGTAAGATAAAATTAGTTCCTAAAGAACCCTCTATTTCATCATTTACAGCTGGAAGTTATGAGAGTCCAAGTCTTGCACAAAAAAGAAGAAACGCTTCGCAGGGAGTGCTTAAATATATACAAAGAGAAGAATTAAACGAGGGTAGAAGAGTTGACCCTTTAAAAATTCTTGTTCATGAGTTAACACATGCAGGAATTGATATTATTGAAGCAAGAGAAAAAAATAGACTTAGAAATTTAGCAGATGAATATGCATTCGAAGGTAGATTGAATGAACCAGTATCTCAATCAGGATTTAATCCTTATGGTAATGTAGACTTTGAAGAAGGGGTGGTTCGTGCAGGAGATTCATTAATACAAGGCAGATTAGGTGATGCACAAAATCTTAAAAAGGAAGAAGTTGGAAGAACTGCTTTTGATATGTATTTTAAGCATGGTAAGAGTTTAAAAGATAATATAAAAAATAGAAAAATTTTTAAACAAAGATATTTAGACGTATCTAAAGCAGCTCAAGATATTCTCAATGAAAGAGGTATACCTCCAGAGGCTACATCTCCTTCAGACACTAGAGAAGAAAGTTTTGGAAGAAGCTTTAAAAATTTTTTTAGAACATTAGTCGGTAAAGATAAAGAAAGAAATAAATTAAATTATTTAGGATTTGCACAGCCTATTGATGATGAAGGAAACGTATACAAT